TGGTTTACAATCAACTGGTTATGCTTATATAGGTAGTGACCCTGATTCAAAAGATGGTTTTAATGTTGATGATGAGGGTGGTCAAAGAGACTTTACAACAATTAAACTATTAGATGAAGATGCTAGGAAGATATTATAATGGCTATAAAAGACACATCAAGAAAACCATACATAATTGATAATGATACCAATGTTAAAGTTGGTATTGATTTACCATTTCGTAGAGGTGATGAACAAGATGGATTTTTTGCAACTACTTCAACAACCATTGAGGCTGTAAAAAACAATATGAGAAACTTATTACAAACTGAAGAGGGTGAAAGATTATTTCAACCTAATTTGGGAATAGGATTGAGAAGACTTTTATTCGAACATATCACAGAAGAAAATTTACTAAATGTTCAAGACACTATATTAGATAAGTTAGAAGTCTGGTTACCATTTGTAGAAGTTAGAGACATTCAAATTTTAAGTAGAGATGACACAACAGATATTGGAATGAATGAAATTAGAGTAAAAATATTATTTAATTTAAAACAAGACACAAACACCTTAGATTCAGTAACACTTAGTTTTTCGTCAGATATATCAGAACCTGAATCCTCAACAGCTGGTGGTGTAGGTGGTGGATATTAATTGGAGATAAAAAATGCCAACATATGGTAAAGAGAATTTTAAAGAATCAAATGTAAATTATTTAAATAAAGATTTTGTATCATTGAGAACATCATTGATGAATTATGCTAAATCTTATTTTCCAAATACCTATCGTGATTTTAATGAGACATCACCTGGTATGATGTTATTGGAAATGAATGCGTATGTTGGTGATGTGTTATCATTTTATGTTGACCAACAATATCGTGAAATGTTATTACCATTGGCGGAAGAAAGAAGAAACATAATCA